ATTCACTAATTATGTGAATGAATCATTGGGCGCGTTGCTTTAGGAGGTTAGAAAATGCGAAAGTTTTACATTGAAAATGAATTCAATCAGCGTTTTTCCTTATGGGGCAACCGCGTTTATATGGTTGAGCCGTCCGGATTGGGAATCAAACACGATGCATCATATATCCGGATTGGCAATTCATTTTTGCGGAATCAAGAACATGTTGCACAATCGAAGATCGGCGGCAAAATAGAATTTTTGGATCCCGGAGCAAATAAGAGATTCGAAGAATTTTACGATTTTGTTTCCGCCGCTTCGAAATTGTATTTGGTTTATGATCCGGGCGATGGCACGGAATATATTCGCGATATTGATGTTGCAGAGGTAAAGAAAACCGAAAGAACGGGCGGATCGCTTCCAATCCCGGTTTCATTCACATGCAAATCACTTTATTATTTGCGGAACAATAATCGCTTCGTTTTCGAATCCACGAACAACGAAAAGCGATACGATTATAAATATGATTTTACATATGGCGATTACGGCACATATGAAGCATATTTCAATAACAACGGGCATGTGGACGCACCTTTTGAATGCGTGATTCATGGTTTTTGTGTGAATCCTTCGATTTATATCATTAAGGACAACGAAGTATTGCACGAAGTAAAATTCCCGGTTGAAGTGTTGGAAGGCGAATTCATTCGTTATTCTTCGCGGGATGGTATGTTAGAAGCAACGCACGTTTCCGGATCCGTGGAAACGAATTTGATGCCGCTTTTAGATATTACGAAGGACAATTTCTTCAAAATCCCCGTTGGAAATAGCAAGATCATGTTCAATTCAGAAAGCGCAAGCACGAATGTAATTTCGGCAACAATCTTCAAAATGTATGAGGTAGTTTAATATGCTATGTTATTTCATTTCAAAGAAAGATTTTTCGATTTTGAATATTGTTGAAGCAAATTCATTTTCCGCCGTGCATAATTTGGATTGCGGCGGGAAAACGAAAATTGTTATTGCAGGCAATCCGAACGCATCCGATGAAGATTTTGTGATTCTAAAGGATGGAAAGGATATTAAATTCAAAGGCATTGTCGAAAATATCGATCATGCCGATGGAGAATTGAAACACAATGTTTCTTGCCTTGAAATTGAGCGAATGTTTGATCGGAAAATCATGCTTTCCGAAGCAAATATCATTTCCGAAACGGGCATCGAAGATTTTATCGCAAGGACAATTCAAACGAATTTTTCCGCTTCCGGCGATGATTTCAGCGATATGAAATATATCAATTGCGAAGTTTTGACGCATACGAAAGTAAGCGCGAAGCCGCCAACGGAAAAAGGAATCTACAATTTGAAAACATACATCGGAAACATCAAACAACAATACGGAATCTTTCTTGATTTCGAGTTTGAAAAGGATCGATTAATTATTTCAATCTATAAAAAAGAGCAAGCAGCAATGCAGATTGACACAACAATCACGGACGTTACGACATGCCGGGAAATTTACAAAGTGAAGGCATTGGCGAAATTAAATGTTGTATGGCTCAATACAGTAACGCAGGAAGAAACATTGCGTTCTTTTTATTTGCATTCAAATCGTTCGATTTCGGAGCAAAACAAAGATCGCATCGATGGCACGATTTCGACAATCTACATTGAAGCAGAATCCGAAGAAGAAATGATCGAGGAAGCGCGAAACGAATTCAAAAGTAATTCATATTCGCATTCAATTGAAGCGGAGATCATAGCGACTTCGAAATTATATCCGATTGATGAATTGTATGTCGGGCATGAAGTGAGAATCAAAACGGCAGCCGCAGGCGTTCAAGAAAGTATCATTTCGGAAATATCGTTCACGGATGCCGCCGACAAGATTTCGGTAAAATTCGGCATTTTAAAGGTTAAATTAACGGATAAATTGAAATAAAAGGAGGGCGAACAATGGCAATTCGCGGAATTACATATTCAAAACAATCGGTTACATCAAACGATGATGCCCATTTATATAAAATATTATTGGGCGGCCGGAAAGGACGAACGAAAGGTTGCATGATGACATTCGGCACGGATGATATTTACATCGCCGCCGGATATTTTATCGCCGCAAATCGATTGAACGAAGTTGCATCAACGGAAACAGTTGCAACGCCCGTTGTTTCTTCCGGAACAACCTATTGCCGATTAGTGTTTGAAATCGATTTGACGAAGACAAACACGGATGCGGAATTCAATCAAGGATATTTCAAAGTGCTTTCAAGTACAACGGGTTATCCGGAAATTACGCAAGAAGATCTTGACGATGGCGGAACATTGTATCAATTGCCATTTGCGAAGTTTACCAAAACGGCGGCGGGCATTGGTTTATTTGTTCCCGAATTGGAATCAATCAGTTCCACGGAGAACGAAACAATTTACGTTTCCACAACCGGGGATGATGCTTCCGGCGATGGATCCGAAAGCCTTCCATTTGGAACAATACAACATGCAATCAATTTCATTTCGAAAAATCTTAATAATCGCGAAGTGACAATCAATGTTGCATCCGGAACATATTCGGAAAATGTAGAAGTTGCCGGATTTTACGGCGGAACGCTTCGTTTTGAACTTGGCGCGGTTATTATTAAATCATTTGTATTGTACGAAACAAACGTTATTATTAACGGCACATCGTTGACATTGAACGCATCCGGCAACGTGTACGGCTTTAGATGCCATCGCGGAGCAAACGCAATTTTTCAATGCCCACTAACTGTAAACGGCTCAACAAATGGCGTTTTTGTTTCATACGGAAGCCGTTTTTCATGCCGTTCCGTAACAATTAACAGTTGCACAAATGCCGTTGTGTGCAATTTTGCCGCACAACTCTACATCGGCATATTGAGCGGAAGCAAAAACAACAACGGAGTATCTGCATCCGGCGGCATCGCATCATTTGAAAGTGTAAGCGAAACGATGGCATCGGTTATTTACGCAACAACCGCAGGCGGCAGAATTTACACGGGCGCACAATCTAGCGTTCCGACTTATTAGGAGGGCGAAAATATGTATGTAATATATAGCGGAACAAATTACAAATGTAGTGTTGCCGTAAAATGTGAAAATGACAAGTATATTAAATTATATGATGAAAACGGCGCAGAAATCGCGGCATTTCATCACATTTCGGATTTTTCGTTGTTTGAAACATCCGGCGGCGTTTTTACATCGCCCAACGATTGCGCGATGCCGATTCCGTTGACAACGTACACAATCGGAAGCCGTACCATTTCAACGGATGCATGGATTCTTTCGGAAGACGAATCGCGTTATTCGTATGAAATCGAAAACGAATTGATTTCCGGGAATGCTACAACGTGCGATATTTTATTGAATTTCGCATCCGGCACGGAATTAGAATACAAGGCAACGCAGGAAGAAGGGAAAATTGTTTTATATACGGATGCCGCACCGCTTGCGGATGTTGTGATTGATAGTATTTTGATTACACGCGTATAAAACGAGAAAATACGAAAGAGGAAATGAAATTATGGCAATAAGAGATAATTTAAGCAAGGGCGGCAGCAAGAAGAAGTTGTTCGAAGCCTTGCAATATAGCGGCCTTGTAACGGAAGATATGACCTTTGATGAAATGTGCGAGGTATTGGCAGGTATTTACCTTGAAACGATTGATTTGTTAGGCATTGATTTATCAGAGTGGACATTGCCTTCGCAGATTACAACCACCCTTGTAGATGGAGTTCTTTCCACTAGCATATATTCTAATTCAGTAACCGGTGGTTTTTTTGTATGCACTCCCTATAAGGATATAACGGGAATGACACACTTACTAATAAATGGTACTAACATTTATTATGGCAACGATGGGTATCAAAATCGCCTTTATTTGCAAGATAAAGCAGGTAACTATACGCAAATTTATGTGACACCTTCAACACAAAAAACTAAACATACCATATTACTAGATTATGATGTTTCTAGTTTGGTTGGGGAATATCGTTTGTGTGTTTATCAGTATGCAAACACTGGCAATGGGTATCTTGGAACTAACAACGTCACTTTAACGCAAGCAAAGTTTACAGTTTAATTTGATTCATAGCAGAAAGGAGGAATTCCAATGGTTGCAATCATTCTTGACGATGAAAAATATCTAAAATCTTATTCGGAGAAAGTAAGAACGCCGGAAAGTATTGTTGTTGATTCCATCCCGGACGAAAGCGATCCGGACAAATTGCGATGCTATCAATATTTGATTGATGAATTTGTTTTCGATGCGGATAAATGGGCAGCAATCGAAGCGGAAAGAGAGGAAAACGCGCGCATTAGTGCTTTGAATGCACAAATCGCATCTTTAAAAGAAACGCTTGATTCATCCGATTATCAGATTATTAAATGCTACGAATATTCATTGCTTGGGTTTGAACTTCCGTATGATATCGAAGCATTGCACGAAGAACGGCAGGCGTTACGCGATCAAATCAACGCGCTTGAAAAGGAACTAAATACAAAAGAGTAATACATATATGCCGGATATCTCATTTCGAGATATTCGGTTTTTGTATATCAAGGAGGAAAACAACATGATCGATATTTCAACTCTTTTATCCGTTCTTTCAGTTGCGATTGCCGGGATTGTTCTTTTGCTCAATTGGAAAAAAGGAAATAAAGCCGAAAACCAAAAGGAAGCAACAGAAATTACAACAGTAATCGTTAAATTGGAGAATATCAGCAACGACACGAAAGAAATCAAAAATGAATTGCGAAACGTTCGAAATGAAGTCGGCGAACTTCGCGAACGCGTTATCGTTGCGGAGCAGGCGGCGAAATCATTACATCGCCGGGTTGATGCTTTAGAAAATCGATTTTGTAATGCAAACGTTGAAAAATAACGAAGGGAGAAAAATATCATGTTCAAAAATAATGTGTTTAATGTATCAGTAAATACGATTAAGTGGGCGAAGGCGGCAGGCGTTCGAGCAATCAAGACGATGGCGCAAACGGCAATTGCTACAATTGGAACTTCCGCCGTGCTTGGCGCGGTTGATTGGAAACTTGTTGCATCTGCATCCGCGCTTTCCGGAATTCTTTCCGTATTAACAAGCGTTGCAGGCATTCCGGAAGTGAAGGAAAGCGAAGAATAAACGAGGTAAAAACATGAGTAAAGCAAATATATATAATAGATTGCTTGCATTCATTGGCAATTCATACGGCGTTTGCGGCTTGATGGGAAATATCGAATCCGAAAGCAATTTCAGATCTACGAACATGCAAAATTCCTATGAATCAAGATTGCAAATGAATGATGCCACATACACGCAGGCGGTTGACGATGGAAAATATGCCGATTTTGCAATTGATCGCGTTGGATATGGTTTGTGTCAATGGACTTCAAGCGGAAGGAAAGCCGCGCTTCTTGCTTTTGCGAAAGAGAAAGGGAAAAGCATCGGCGATGAAGATATGCAAATCGATTTCATTTTATATGAATTATCGGTTTCATATAAAAAAGTGCTTGAAGTTCTGAAAAACGCCGGATCCGTCAAAGAAGCATCCGATTATGTATGCACGAAGTACGAACGCCCGGCAGATCAAAGCGAAAAGGCATTGTCAAAGAGGGCAGAAAAGGCCGCAAAAATATTCGCCGAATACGCAAAAGAAGGCGCAAAGGATGAAGAAAACGTGAAAAAGAAAGTTTGCATCGATGCCGGGCATTATGGCAAATATAACAGATCGCCGGGCATCCCGGAATATTACGAAAGTGAAATTGTTTGGAAGCTTCACTTGTTGCAAAAGAAGTATCTTGAAGCGTTAGGAATCGAAGTTGTTACCACGCGCAGCAATCAAAGCAAAGATTTAGCACTTTCAACGCGCGGCAAGAAGGCGAAAGGATGCGATCTTTTCATTTCGAATCATACGAATGCGGTTAGCGGCGGCATGAACGAAAAAATCGATCATGTTGCCGTTTATCATTTAGTTAATGATACAACCACAAATGCGGATGATATAAGCGCAGAGATTGCGAAGCTACTTGCGCCGATCATTGCCGATGTTATGGGAACGAAGCAGGCGCATAAAGTAGTTACACGCAAATCGAGCGAAGACAAAAACGGCGATGGAATGATGAATGATAATTATTATGGCGTTCTAAATGGGGCGCGTTCGGTTAATGTTCCGGGATTGATCCTTGAACATTCATTCCACACCAACACGCGCGCCGTTAAATGGCTTTTGGATGATGCGAATCTTGATCGATTGGCAAAAGCCGAAGCGGAATGCATTGCGGCATTCTTGAAGGGCAAAACGGGCGCGGATTTGGGCGCAGATTCGGGCGAAACGGAAAAGGACGATAAAACAACCGCAACCGCCGTTTCATTGCCGTATTTAGTCAAAATAACCGCATCTACACTTGAAGTAAAAGCAGGCGCAGGAACTTCACACAAGACGAAAACAAGCGTTAAAAAGGGCGAAGTTTTCACGATTGTTGAAGAATCAAACGGATGGGGAAAATTAAAAAGCGGCGCGGGATGGATCCTTTTAAAGCATGCCGACAAATTGGATGCGACAAAGAAAGAGGATGCCACGGAATCCGCCGTTTCCCTTCCGTATTTGGTTAGAATAACCGCTTCCGTGCTTAATGTAAGAGCAGGCGCGGGAATCCAACACAACGTTAAAACAAGCGTTAAAAAGGGCGAAGTTTTCACGATTGTTGAAGAATCAAACGGATGGGGAAAGTTGAAATCCGGCGCGGGATGGATTTCCCTAAAGTATACAGAAAAATGTTAAAAGGAAGGCTTTTTGCCTTCCTTTTTTTATTGTCTTGAATATATGGGAACATATACAAAATAAACAATAAATCAATGCAAAGTTTGTTCATTTTGTCAATGGTAATATATGGGGGCATATATTATAATAATATCATAAGGAACGGGGACAACCACAAAAGGAGGATAACAAAATGAAATATGGAGTTTATACATCAGTAACCGGAAACGTTAGAGCGCACGCATTAGCACCATTAACAAACAATGAAGAATGGATCAATGGCGGATGGGAATTGGTAGCAACAACCAAAACCAAAGCGGAAGCAAGAAAGATCGTTCAAGAATTGGGATGGGTAACGGTAGCATAACAAGCAGATCCGGGGCAGCCGCCCCGGAAGAAAGGAAGGGCGGAGAATGAACGCAACAACAAAAGAAACGAAGGCGAAAGAACGATATAATAAAATCATGTTTGAATTAGGGAACGAGCATCGCACAATCGGCACAGAGTTCGCCGAAAATACGAATGATTGGGGCATTGCCGAAATGATAAAAGAATGCAAATATCAACTCGAAATGCATTTTGAAGATGGATCATCATTTGGCGATATGCGATATGATGATGATCCGAACATTCGCAAACAATGGAAAAGCGAAGTCGGCAAATTGAAAAGATTCATAAACGCATATCAAGATTGCGTTTGATATAAAAACGGAGGGCGGAACAATGGGCGCACAATACACCACGGCGCAGGCGAAAGCCGCGAAGAAATATCTTGAAGGATTCGAAGAAATCAAATTGCGGATCCCCAACGGCAAAAAAGACGAATACAAACGGCAGGCGGAAGCGGCCGGGAAATCATTAAATCAATATATTATTGAGTGCATAGAAAACGGGCGGAAGTAGATCCGCCCGTTTTGCTTTTATTTGATTCCGAATAATTTACCGAATTTATTCCGCCGCCCGCTTTTGGTTGTTGGAATCCCGGTTGCCTTTGCTACTTTCCGTTTTGCTTTGGTAATTCCTAAAGCGCGCTTCCAACTAAAGGACAATCCCGGAATCCCTTTTTTCTTTTTTGACATTGATATTATACCCCTTCCTTTTTTTATTTCAGCATAAAACCATCGGCGCAAAAATACCATTGGCAATATCGCCGAAAAAGGGAAGGTGGATTTGTGGCATATTATATATATCACGTTGCGGCCATTGTTTTAGATGCCCCGGAAACGTTGTTATATAAGCATTCTTCTATTATTTCCATCATTGGGGCGCAAGTTCATCCGTTCCCCAATGATGGAAGTCAAAAGGTCAAAAAAATTATAGGCGCAATTTGATATCAAGTTCGATCGGCGGGTTAGTCCAACGGCCGCCGGATGATTCAAACGCCGTTCCCTTCTTTTGTCCGGGCGCACGTTTTAATCGTTGCGCCTTTTCACGCTTGTAATCAATGCGTTCGATGCAGGCTTTCAAGAATTTGTTCTTTGTTGCCGCAGGAACAACCGGATCTTGCAATGCTTCAAGGGCATCTTTGAAACGTAAAATCTTTTCTTCGTAATCAATGCGTTCCGGGATGGATGCCGCCGCCTTACATAATGCTTCTTGAACTTCTTCTTTTTCTTTCAATACTTTTTCGTTAAGGGCATCAAAAACATGTTTCGGCATGCCTTCTTCGGTATACTTTTCCCATTGGCTTAATTCCTTTTTGTGCAATTCGTCCAATTTTGCTTTTAAGCGTTTGACTAACGTTGCATGATGCTTGATTGAATCATCATCATTGTTTTTGATACGAATTTCAAAATCTTCGATGCATTGTTCCAATACATCACACACGCGTTGAAGAATTTCATCATATAGGCAAGAAGACGTTCCGCAATACGCTTGATTGTCACATAAAAGGCGCGGCGCACATCGTTCAACGCCCTTGTTTTTATAGGTACGAAGCGACATAGCACGCCCACATTGACAATATACCAATCCGGCAAGCGGATTTCGCACGCGTGTTTTTGGCTTCGCACGATGGTTGCGGCCTTGTTTATCCCGCGCAGCATAAAACAGTTCTTCCGAAATAATCGATTCATGCTTTCCATCATAAACTAAATATTCGCCGATTTCTGTTTTGGGGCGTTTTTCGCGAATTTCGCCATCTTCAACAACTTTCACAGTTTTGCGCCAATTCCAACGCACTTTCCCGATGTAATGTTCATTTTCAAGCAAATCTTTGATTGCATCTTGCTTCCACAATCCGCCCTTCGCCGATTTAATATTCAAATCATTCAAATGCTTCGCGATGTTCACGCGCCCCATATCTTGATTGACATACATATCAAAGATCATGCGAACAACTTCCGCTTGTTCTTCAACGATTTCAAGCGTGTGACATTTCTTTTTGCCTTCCATAACAACAATTTTTTTATATCCAAACGGCGCAATGGATCCGATGAAGTTTCCTTGTTTTACAGATTGTTCACGGCCGCGATTCATAATTTTCTTTTGATATTCTAGGAACTCATTTCCGCGCTTCAATTCGCGTTCGAAATTATCGCGATCGTATTCATCGCGCAAATCGTAGGTTTTCGGCGGCGTACAAATTAACGTGTTGGAATATCGGAACATTTTAATGATGCGCCCGGCATCTTCCAAATCGCCACGCGAAAGGCGTTGCGGCTCAACAATCAAAATTGCTTGCGCTTTTGGCGATTCAATGATTGAAAGCAGGCGCAGCATTTCCGGGCGATCGTCAATCGTTTCGCCGGACACAACTTCGCGCAAGATATTTTCTTCCGGGATCTTTGCATCAAAATTTTGCATTGCCCATTCCTGCAAACGCATTTCGTGTTTTTCTAGTACTTCTTCAACAGTTAATGAAGGATCATCCGAACGTGATTTTCGTAAATAAATATAGATCCCGTCAATTGTTAGTAATTCGATTTTGCTATTATACATTTTTTATTCCCCATTCTTCGACAATATGCATTGGATTTTCGCGGAAAAAGCAAAAATCCATAAAAAAGCGTGAAAATATCTTGATTGAATTTTAGAACTATTTTTTATAGAATAGTTTTTGTAACTATTTTGTATTATCATGGTTTTAAAACGAACATGCATTCCCTACGGAAGAAAGGCGGCGCACCATGTCAGACAAACAAAAGTTGCTTCAATTGATTGATTTACTCGATGACTATGCAATCAAATTTTTAATCACATTTATTGAAAAAATGTTTACATACTAAAGATGCGCTTGCCGTTACTCTGAAAGATTTTCAATCATTTGGAGAACGGCAATTTTGTTTTTTGCGGATAGTTTTTGATATTTCTGTATTGCTTCCAATAGTTCCGGATCCCGCAGAATACTAGCGGCAAGAATCGCCATTTCGTCCGGCTTTTCCTTCATTCGTTTATCCTCTATTAAATCGGATTTCTGTATTCCGAAATAATTCGCCATCATTTCGATTTTATCAATGCGCGGATATTTCTTCCCATTTACCCAATCATTAAATGTAGAATATGCAACGCCGAATATTTCCGCCAATTCCTTTTGATTTTTCCCGGATAGATCAATATAATACGAAAGATTTTCCGCCATCGTCTTTTTATTTCCAATATTGCTCATTTGTGTGCATCACTCCTTCAAAATCTAATAATGTAAATGGCAGCAAGTGCGAACGCTTCCACAATGCGCCATTCCTAAATTGAATACTACATTAAAACCGCTTAAAAGTAAACTGATTTAGAAAAATAATTCGCTTTAAGTGTTGACAAAGTTATTTTGATATAATAATTTATAGGTGTACCGCTTAAAGCGGATAAAGAAAGGAGCGATCAAGAATGGTTAAATTATCATTAGCAGCGGCAAGAGTTAATAAAGGTTTATCGCAGAAAGAAGCCGCACAACGCTTGAATGTAAGCAACAAAACACTAGGTAAGTGGGAAAACGGAATCACATTCCCAACGCCGCAACATATTGATGCAATTTGTGATTTGTACGGCGTTACATATGACGATCTTTCTTTTTTGCCTTCCGTACCGCTTTAAGCGGTATTATATAACGAATAACATTTTCATATCATGTAAAAACATGTAGAAAGGGGCTTCGAAGTGAGAGAAGGCAACGAAAACGCGCAAACATTCTATTTCGAAAATGCAATTGTACGCGTGCATTTCTCGGAACTTACAGAAGAAAAAAGGAAAATCCGAACGAAAACATTACACAAAGCAACAGAAGATTTGTTGAAAGCACGGGAAAAGGGGGCGAGAGAATGGCAACGGGCGTTCAAATCACATTAATTATTTGCATTACATTGATCGCGTTATCGATCATCAACAAGAAGAAAGGGAATTAAGGGATGGAAACAAAAAAACGAATTTGCAACCTATTAAAATCAACCGAAAGAAACGGCATCGAAGATTTGCTTTCATGGATGGACGAAAGCGGATTTTACTTCGCACCATGTTCAAGCAAATATCATTTGGCGAAGCCGGGCGGATTGGCGGAACATTCAATGAATGTTTTTCATGTAGCAATCGCCATATTAAACACACTATGCGCAAGTTACAACAAGCCGTTATCCAACGATTTAATCGATTCCGTGATTATTTGTTCATTGCTTCACGATTTGGGCAAAACGGGGCAATTCGGAAAATCTACATATATACACACGGCAACGCAGGAATGCCAAACAATCGGCAATCCGTTCGCACCGGATCCGGATGTTTTAATCACATATGAAACAAATAAAAATCTTTTATACATGCCGCATGAAGTTCGAAGCATTGCAATCGCTTCCCGGTTTATCGAATTAACCGAAGAAGAACAACACGCAATCTTGTATCATAACGGACTTTATAGCGAATTGAAATCAATCAAGGGAAACGAAACGATGCTTTATATGATTCTACATTTCGCGGATATGTGGGCAAGCAGAGTTATTGAAGCGGAGGAATAGAAATGAAAAATGTTGACGCACTAACAAGAATCGAAATTTCGGTTGAAGAATTTGCACGCTTGAAGGATATCGAAACGCGCTTCGTTATTCTACAACAAGAAATGCTAAAGGCATCATATTGCCCGATTCATCATCGAATCATTCTTGGAATTGAAAACGAATACAAGCAGCATCAAAAGGATCTTAAAGTTCCGCACTTTATGAAGGGGGAATAATAATGGATTTGTTCGACTTAATAGAATCCGCTCCGGATATGATATCCGCCGATGCCTTCGTGATTGCGAATAGTAAAATCAAACAATATGAAAATATAGTTTGTTCAATATCCGGCGGCGCGGATAGCGATGTGATGCTAGACATTTGCACAAAGTTGGATCCGGAAAGAAAAATCAAATATGTGTGGTTTAATACGGGGTTAGAGTATCAAGCAACAAAAGATCATTTGCGATTTTTAGAAGACAAATACCAAATCCACATTGAGGAAATCAAGGCAGAAAAGCCAATACCAACAACATGCCGCACAATTGGACTTCCGTTTTTATCGAAGCAAATCAGCAAATGGATCGAGTTGCTACAACGCCGGGGGTTCCAATGGGAAGATGCGCCGATTGATGTATTACTTGAAAAATATTGCGATACAGTTCCGGAAGAAATTGCATTGAAGAATCCAACGCAATACTACGCATGCAACGGGAAATATTATCGCGGTTGTGTTATCCCGCTTCGTTGGTGGTGCAACGATTTCCCCAACAAGGACAACGGCACGGAAAGCAAATTCAATATTAAATACCATAAATATTTGAAAGAGTTCATGCTTGCCAATCCGCCCGATTTCAATATATCGCATCGATGTTGTAACTATGCAAAGAAAAAACCCGTTCACAAGTACATAAAAGCAATCAACGCAGAATTGAACATGTACGGAGTTCGCAAAGCGGAAGGCGGCGTTAGAGCAACCGCATACAAAAATTGTTTTACGGCCTACGAATCCGGCGCGGATGAATTTCGCCCGATCTTCTTTTTTACAAATGACACTAAACGAAAATATGAAGAAGCGTTCGGCGTAACGCATAGCCGTTGTTATAGCGAATATGGATTGACGCGAACGGGATGCGCCGGATGCCCATTCGGCCAAAAATTCGAATTTGAATTGCAAGTGATTCAAGAACATGAGCCAAAGTTATACAAGGCCGTGAATAATATATTCGGCAAATCATACGAATACACGCGCAAGTATTACGAATTCAGATCAATGCAGGAGGGCAAGCAATGAAAAATAAATCGGAACAATGGTTACTAGATGGCAAATGCAACATATGCAGGCGAAAGGAATATTGCGGCACACCTTGCCGCGCTTGCAAAAGTAGAACGGAATATGAAACGCGATGCGCCGTTGCTAGAGCAATATTTAAAAAGCATTAAGGGAGGATCCGCAATGAACAGAATTGTATATATAAAAGCGATTGAGCAAGGCGAAAACGCTTCCGGGCAAATACTTGTGAAATTAGTTGCAGCAAATACGGACGGAATCAAGCCGTTTTTCACAAGTAAAAAAGACGTTGTTTTTCCGGAAGATATATTCCCGAATATGAGCAAAACGGCAGAAAAAAAGCCTTTATTTTTGCAAAAAGTATTTCACACAAAAAAACACTAACAAACACAGTAAACAAGGGCAACGAAGGCATTTCGAACGATGCAATATAATATTATGCATTCGTTGCATCCCGGAAAGGTGGAGAAATGGAAAGATTAACAAATAAACAAGGCAAGGGGCTTTCAATAAGGGATAATGACATAGGCGGCGCGCTTACAAAACTTGCAGCATACGAAGATGCAGAAGAAGCCGGATTGCTTTTTTGCATGCCGTGCAAATCAAAACAAATCGTTTACATCCTTGATCCGAATTTGTGTCAAAGAATACACAGACCATTCAAGTGTGAAGTAGACGAATTTGTTATAGATGGAAAATCGTGCTTTGCCGTTTTAAATGCATGCGAACATTATTATGCAATGCGGAGATTTAAAGCGGTAAATATTGATAACTTCGGCAAAACAGTTTTTTTGACAAGTGAAGAAGCAACCGCTGCATTTAAGGCGACGCAGGAGGACAAACAATGAAATTTTTAACTAATAAAAGAATGAACGAAATAAATCTTTACACAACACGATTGCATGAGATTGCCAACAAAAAAGAACTATCAATCGATGATTGCGGCGTTTTGCTTGCGAATATCGATGCAATCCGATCCGTTTGCAAATTACCATACATCCGCCGTTTTATTAATTTCGCACCAATGCCGTTTAAAATCAAACCGCCGAAAAAGGAGCGACACGAACATGATTTCTTTGTCGCACACCAAACGGCACACGGCGCAATAATTTGTTGCAGAACTTGCGGCGAAATCAAAAGGATTGAAGCGGATCCGGAATTATTCGGAAAAGAATCATGCCCGGAATTGTTCGAAGAAGCAACGCGCCCGAAATATATAAATCTTTCGGTTAATGATTTTATTGATTATTGCGATGCGGCGGCATCTTTTGCAGAATTGAAAGAATTGTTGCTTGAACATGTCGCGAAGCAGGAGGACAAGCAATGAAAATCGAAACGCCTTGCGATGTTGGCGATTATGTTTTCCAAATTGCCAAAGCAAAAAACGAAACGATTATTGTTCCGCGGAAGGTTAGTTATATACAAATCCACATTGGCCGCGACAATCGCCGCCAAATCCACATTGAATTTGAAACGGCGGGATTTTGCCGGGATTCCGATTTTGGGAAAACAGTTTTCACGGATCGCGCCGATGCATTGCATTCGTTGGATGAATATTTGAGCAGGAAGAAGCCATGAATAAAGAAGAATTAAAAGAGCGATTGCCGGATTTCTTGATTGAACAATCAGAGGATGAAAAATCGCAAAATACTTTGAAGAAGTACAAGCACAATATCGAATCATTCATTGATTGGATCCCCAACGATGCGCCGATTGATAAAAACACGATGATTGATTTCAAACGGCATCTTCTTGAAGAACGCGGATTCCGAACGAATACAATCAACAACTATATTATTTCGGTTAATAAGTTTTTGTATTGGTGCGGCCTTCCGGATTGCAAAGTGAAGCAAATGCGAAAGCAACATGCGGCATCCAATAGCGAAATATTATCGTTATCAGATCTTAAACGCCTTTTGCGCTTCGCCCGGCGAATGCATCAAGAAGATACATATTTGATTATGAAAATCCTTGCAATGACGGGGATTCGTATTGAAGAACTATCATTCTTTACAGTTGAAAACGTGAAATCGAATTATATTCACGTTCGCAACAAAGGCAAGGAACGTTCAATCATTCTTCGGCAGGATCTAGCAAGAGAGATTCGCCAATATTGCCGCGATAAGGGCATTAAATCGGGCGTTATATTTTCATGCAAGAATAAAGGGCGCATGATGGCAAAAAGCACGATATGGCGGCGCATGCAACGCATAGCGGGCATCGCACGCGTTAGCAAAAACAAAGTTCACGCGCATTCATTCCGCCATTTATTCGCGAAATTATTCTTGGAAGAATACAACGGCAGCATTGCAGAACTTGCCGACATATTGGGGCATAATTCGATTGAAACAACGCGAATCTATGCAAAGACAACCGATGAAGAAAAGCGGCGCAAATTGGAAAGGATCAAGTTTTAATGATTGATTTTTCAAAATCAAATTATTTTTGCGATAACCAAATGACATTTGAAGAATGCTTGCAGGAAATGGAGCGTTACAAATGGGAAACGGGGCAATATATGAATTTGCCGGAAAGTGAGGAAACAGAAAATGAACATTGTGAATTTCATTCCTAAAGGATATAAAAACGCCATTTCAAGAAAGGATCTTTGCGCCGTTACCGGGTTAGGCGATCGAATCGTTCGCGGATTGATCGAAGAAGCACGCCGGGAAACGATTATCATTTCGAACAATGACGGATCCGGATATTGGATTTATCCCGAAAATCCAACGGAGCAGGAAGAAGAACTTTTGCGAAAGTTCGTTAAACAACAAGAAAGCCGGGCAAAATCAATTTTTTATGCATTATATCCGGCGCGACAAATGATGAAAGGCGGCGCAGATTATGGCGAAAAAGACACATGCGGAAATTAAATGGATCAAGATTGCAACGAATCTATTTGCGGATGAAAAGATTCTATTGATTGAACAAATGCCGGATGCCGACACAATAATTGTGATTTGGTTTAAATTGCTTTGCATGGCAGGAAGGGAAAACAATTGCGGCGTGTTTGTAATGGGCGGGAAAATCCCATATACAGACGAAATGCTCGCGGCGATATTCCGCCGCCCATTGCCAACGATTCGACTTGCTTTGAAAACGTTTGAAGATTTCGGGATGATTGAAATCATCGACACACCAACCGGGCAAGAAGTGTTTACAATCCCGAATTGGGAAAAGCATCAAAATGTTGATGGACTTGACACAATCCGGGAACAAACACGGCAACGCGTGGCAAAGCATCGTGAAAAACAACGTCTTGCGTTAGCTTGTAACGTTACAAGTAACGTTACAGTAACGGAAAGTAACGCCACAGAGGAAGAGGAAGAAGAAGATAAAGAGGAAGAGAAAGAAAAAGATAAAAAGAAAAAGAGTTCCGCGCCGTATGTCGCGGATGATGATTTGAATAAAGCAATCATCGCATTTATTGAACATCGGAAGAAGATCAAAAAGCCTATGACCGAAAAAGCAATTGAACTTCTTATTTCCGAATTGAACAAATTATCTTCCGATAGATTAACACAAATCGCAATCATTAATCAATCCATCTTCAACGGATGGCAAGGCGTTTTCCCATTAAAGGACAATGCAAAACAAGCAGGAAGGCAAGAAACCGTTCCGGATTGGATGAAGAAAAAGGGATTCAACGATTTTCAGCAATCGCCGCAGGACTTTGACGCGTTGGAACGCGAACTTCTTGCAAACAATCCAACGAATCCGGAATTTGTAGCGCAACGGCAGGCGGCAGAGCAACGCATAAAAGAAGTATGCAGCCAATAAGGGGGAATCGATGAAATGGCGAACGTTAGAACACTAAATAAAGACAAATACAATATAAGCGAATACCGATTCCGTGAACTATATTATTTTTGTTTGCAATATGAAGAATGGAAAGAAGCATTGCAGGAAAAACGCCGCGTATTAAAAGCAACGCAATATTCGGCCGCGCCATCACACGGCAATCCCGGAGATCAAACGGCGCATGTTGCCGTTGAATGCGCGGAGTTATCCCACAAATGCGGAGTGATAGAAAAAGCGGCAAAGATGGCGGATCCGGAATTGAAAGATTTCATATTGTACGCCGTAACGAATGAAAATATCACATTTAAGTTTTTAAAGATGCAAAGGAATATCCCGTGCGAACGCGATCGATATTATAGCAGCCGCCGGAAATTCTATTTTTATTTAGATAAGATTTTGAGGAATAAAGGAGAATGAGAGGATGAGCAGATTAATAGATGCGGATAAGTTAATAGATTATTTCTATTATGGGGAAGGTGATAAGCCGATTATTGATGGGATTGCTGATAGAAAAATTATTGAGATTATCCGAGAACAACCAACCGCCTATGATGTGGAAAAGGTTGCGGCAGAGTTGGCTTGTAATTCTCGCTTTATAGATAATATTAACGAACACAATATTAAATGTATTAGTTGTGTTATCGGTCAAAAAACAGCAATCGACATAGTGAGAAAGGGCGGTGTATAAGATGGGCGATTTTGTACATGAAGAAAACGCATTGTTGCGGCAGACAATCCGCAACATCGTTTCAAAAGTAAAGGAATTACAATGCACCGATCCGCTTTTCACGGATTGGAATAATGCGATCAATGAAACATTAACAATTATATCCGAAGAAACGGGATTGAGCATCGAAGAAATATTGAATCCAAAATGCAATTGAGGAAGGACAAGCAATGAAAAGTTTTGAAAATGTAAAGCCGGGCGATATTATCAAGCTATCAAAGGCGCAGACGAAAGAAGAAACATCCAACGAAAAAACATTTCACGATGAAAGATGGAAAGTGTTAAAAGTATATCGGAATGTTGTTCTTGCGCAGAGTGTGAGAGTTCCACAAATCCGCCGTTCCTTTTCCCGTGGCGATTTGGTAATGATGGGAATTGAAAACGGGATGCGCAATATTTAAAATTAAAATACCACACTCAGAGGACAAAAAATCATGCTATTGTATTATCGTACAAAAGCAACCGGGAAATGAAATCCTCCCAAAACCCCGAAGCCGTTATCGTAAAAGATAGCGGCTTTCTTTCATGGAGAAAAACGGAGGGCGAACAATGGCGAAGGAATGGGCAAAGCCTTTTTACAATAGTAAGGCATGGAAGAAGTGCCGGGAATCCTACATTCAAAAAAGAATTTCGATTGATGGCGGAATGTGTGAGGTTTGCCACAAAGAGCCAATCTATATTGTGCATCACAAAATAACATTAACTCCGGTTAATATTAAAGATCCCGACATTGCATTGAATCATTGTTTGATGGAAGGCAATTGCAAAGATTGCCACGATCGGCAGGAAGGGCATTTCAATGACGCACAAAACATTCCAAAGTTGAATTGTTTGTTTGACGAAAACGGAAATCCGGTTGATTTACGAAAGATCTGATTTTGATAATATCCCCCCATTTCTTTGATTTATTGAAGTGTACGAAGACCGAGGGGGATGACCTCAAATTTCACGCGTGGCGCATGTGTGGGGGGTGTAGTTACGCCGTAATTTGTCGGAGGATGTGAAAAGATGGCGGGAGCAAAAAAGAGTTCAAAAGAGTTGAACAAACTTAAAAAGATTTTTAAGGATATAGAGCCGGGAAAGCGACAAACAGTTGAAAAACTGATTTCCAACGCGGCATTCATGGCGGAATCACTCGATCACTTACAAGAGATTATCCGCGAAAAAGGTTTTGTCGAGGAATACCACAACGGAGCGAATCAATCCGGCGTGAAAAAGTGTTCCGAAGTCGAAATTTACAATACTATGATTAAAAATTATTCAAGTATAATCAAACAATTAGTTGATCTTCTTCCGGGCGATGCAAGAAGTAATGGCGATGAACTACTTGATTTTATAAGCGGGCGCAGCAATTGACGGAATTTGAATTATACTTCGGATCCATCGTTGATGGAAGAATCACGGCATGCGAAAAAATGAAGCGTGTTGCCGATATGCTATTGAATCAATACGCATCGCCGCAGGAATTTCATTTTGATTATGATATTGCAAAAAAACATACCGATTTTATTGAACGATTTTGCAAACAACCAACCGGAAAGATCGGAACATCGTTGCAATTGCAACTTTTTCAAAAAGCAAGGTTGCAAGCAATCTTCGGTTTTGTTGATGATAACAATTTGCGCCAATTCAACGAATGTTTAATCATTGAAGGGCGTAAAAACGGAAAGACAACGGAAACGGCGGCGGTTGAAATTGATATGCTTGTAAACGATGGCGAAGGATCGCCGCAGATCTACAACATCGCCACACAACGCGAACAAGCAATGCTCGGTTTCAACGCCGCACACAAAATGATAAAACAATCGCCGCTTCTTTCGCGGCATGTGAAGAAAAGAGCAAGTGATTTATATTTTCCCGTGAACTTCGGATTTATAAAAGCACTTGCAAGCAACACAAATTCGCTTGATGGTTTGGATGTTCATTGTGCAACGATTGATGAATTGGCAGCAATCAAAAATCGTGATCTTTACGATCTTGTAAAACAAGCGATGGGCGCAAGACAACAACCGCTTTTATTTACCATCACAACAAACGGATTTGTTCGCGGAAGCATCTTCGATTCGCAATATGAATATGCTTCGAATATTTTGCAAGGCAAGGCAGAAAACAAACGTTTTTTGCCTTTTATTTATGAATTGGATTCCATCGAAGAATGGGATCGCGAAGAATGTTGGGAAAAAGCAAATCCCGGTCTTGGAACAATCAAAAGCCGCGACTATTTGCGGCAAATGGTGCAGAAAGCGAAAGACGATCCATCGTTCAAGCCTACTGTATTAGTAAAAGATTTCAACATGAAGCAAACGGCGGAAAGCGCATGGTTACGCTTCGAAGATTTGAACAACGAAAGCACATTTGACATTTCACAATTTGGCTATTGCATCGGCGGATTCGATGCGGCGGATTCCGTGGATCTCAATGCGGCCGTTGCAATCTTCCAACGTCCGAACGATCCAAATGTTTATGTTGAATCAATGTTTTGGATTCCGCAAAGCGTTATCGATGAAATCGATCGAAGCGGCAACCGCCGGGAACGTGACAACGCGCCATATAAATTATGGATTGAGCAAGGATATATGCGCACATGTCCGGGCAACCGATGCGACAAGCGAATTTTTCTTGAATGGTTTCGAGAAATCCGCGACAAATACGACATTTACACTTCGTTTATTGGTTTCGATCCGTGGCATGTGTCGGATGATTTGATTCGCGAATTTCAAGCGGAGTTCGGCAAAAATGCAATGATTCCGGTAAGGCAAGGAACAATCACGCTTTCGGATCCGATGAAGAATCTTGCCGCCGATTTCAGAGCGCACCGGATCATATATCAAAACAATCCAATTATGAAATGGTGTTTGATTAATACGGAAGTCAAAACGGACATAAACGGAAACATTCAACCCGTTAAAGGTTTAGACGCACGCAAACGAATTGATGGCGTGGCGGCCTTGTTGGATGCCTACAAGGTTTTGCAGGACAAGCGCGATCAATATATCAATCTAAATTGAGGAAAAAGAAAATGGGATTATTTGATTCAATCAGAAAAAAAGAAAAGATCGAAAGCAAAGTTCAAAGTTATTTCGAAACGCTTTCCGCGTATGCGCCAACCTTCACAACGTTCGAAGGATCAATCTATGAAATGGAATTGACGCGCGCCGCGATTCACAGTTTCGCAACGCATTGTTCGAAGTTAAAGCCGGAAGTTAAAGGAAGCGGCAATCAAGCGTTTGAACGAATGTTGCAATACAAGCCGAACGCATTGATGGATACTAAAAAATATTTATATCGACTTGCAACAACGTATGCGGTTGATAATACGGCGATCATTGCGCCGCTTTTTGATCCATCCTATGAAAAAATCGTTGGTTTTTATCCGCTTGCAACGCCAAAAGTTCGAATCGTTGACGTTGAAGGAACAAAATATATTCGTTATGAATTTGAGCCGGGCAATTTCGGCGTGTTTCGATTAGACGAAGCCGGAATAATGAATCAGTTTCAATATAAAAGTGAGTTATTCGGCGAATCCAACGGATGTTTATACCCAACGATGGAATTGATACACACAAACAATCAAGGAATCATCGAAGGCGTTCGAAGTTCCGCAACGCTTCGTTTCCTTGCGAAGATTGCGCAAACTTTAAAACCTTCCGATTTGGAAGCGGAAAGAAAAAGATTTGTTGAATCGAATTTCAGCGCATCCAACGCGGGCGGCGTGATGCTTATTGATGCGAAATATGAAGACGTTCGCCAATTGCAAACAAATCAATTCACAGTTGATTCGCAGCAGATGGCGCAGATCAAAGAAAACGTGTTCAACTACTTCGGAACAAACGATCGGATCTTGCAAAACAAGTTCACTTCCGAAGAATGGGGCGCATATTACGAAGGCAAGATCGAGCCGTTCGCAATCGAAGCATCGCTTGTTCATACAAATATGACTTTTAGCCTGCATCAAATCGCATTTGGCAATGCAATCATGTTCACGGCGAATCGTTTGCAATATGCATCCAACGCCGAAAAACTAAGCATCGTAACACAATTGTTTGATCGTGGATTTTTAACACACAATCAAGGCTTGGAAGTGTTCAACATGCCATCGATCGGCGCAAGCGGCGATCAAAGATACATTCGTAAAGAATACGGACTTGCAGAGTATGAGCAAGAGCCGCAGGAAATTTATGTTCCGCAAACATCCACAGAGGAAAAGGAGGATCCGAACGATGCCAATAATGAAGGATAGGCAATATAGATCAATGGAACTTACAACGGCAAAGCAGGAAGAAAAGAAAAACAAATTCAATTCGGAATGCTACGTTGAAGGCTATGCGACAACATACGAGCCATATTTATTATTTAGGGATGGCAATCAAGAAATTTTCGAAGAATTTGTTCCCGGATGTTTTGACAAATGCGACATGTCGGATGTTATTTTTCAATTCGATCATGCCGGGCGCGTATATGCGCGCATGTCAAACAACACATTGACAGTTGAGCCGGATATAAAAGGATTGTTCACTTGTGCGGATCTTTCTAAAACATCCGGATCGCGTGGGATGTATGAAGATATTGATTCCGGACTTGTAACAAAAATGTCTTGGGGATTTATGCCGGATCTTGAAACACTAGAAATCATCGAAAGCGGAAACAGAATCACAATTCGCCATCATAACATTTTGAAAATGTATGATGTTTCCGCCGTATCTATTCCGGCGAACAATAACACAGAAATTCAAGCGCGTAATTTTGCCAACGGAGCGATTGACGAAATGTTGAAGGAGATTCAGAAGCGCAAGAATCATATAAGAAAAATTAAACTTTTATTGGAGGTATCAAAATGACACGATTAGAGCAGATCGAAGCAAGACTTGACGAAATCGAAAAGGAATTAAATTCCGAAGAAGTCGAGGGAAAGACCGAAGAAGAACTTGACAAGGTAGAAGAAGAAGTTCGTTCATTGAAGGCGGAAAAATCAAGTATTTTAAACGCCGCAACAAAGCGTGCTTCTATCGAAAAGGCAATTGCCGAAGGAAGAAGCGGCGTTGATGTAACACCAAATTTATTAATTGGAGGAAAGAAAGAAATGCAGGAAAGAACATTTGACGTATCAAGTGCGGAATATCGTTCCGCATGGGCGAAATCCCTTATGGGGCAGGAATTAACAGAGATCGAGAAAAGAGCGTATGCATCCGGCGATGCGGCCGTTCCTACAACCGTAGCGAATCAGTTCTTCGAGAAAATGAAGAAGCTTGCGCCAATGCTTGAAGAAATCACACTTTTACGCGTTGCCGGAAATGTGAAGTTCTTCGCGGAAGGTGTGAGAAATTCCGCAACTAAGCACGCAGAGAATGCAGAGATGGCAAGCGCAGCAGATACAATGGTTTCCGTTACACTTGGCGGCTTTGAGTTTATGAAGGTTGTTTCTATTTCTGAAAGCGCGAAGGCAATGAGCGTTGACGCGTTCGAAGGATGGATCACAGACATGCTTGCCGGAGATATTGCACGCGCAATTGATAACTACATCATTAACGATGGCACAAACGGCATTGCAGCAATCAAATTCGTTGCAGATTCAACACAGATCGAAGCAACCGCCGCATATACCTATGAGAATATCATGGCGTTAATCGGTTTACTTCCGGCCGCATATGATCCGGTTGCAAAGTTCCTTGTTAATAAGCGCGTATTATGGAACGATATCAAGGGCATCGTTGACGATCAGAAACGCCCGATTTTCGATCCGGAAGCAAAGACACTTTGCGGATATCCGGTTATTGTTGACGATTATGTTGATGCAACCAACAAGGGATTGTATTTAGGCAATTGGAAAGACGTTGTCGGCAATCTTTCCGAGGATATCAACGTAAAGAGTAACCCGCATAGTGGATTCACACGCGGCGCAATTGATTATCGCGGATTCGCGGTATTTGATTCTAAGCCGGCAAAGACGGATGCGATTGTTCGTTTAGTAACAACCGCGTAAATATTGTTAGATGCGGCGGCGTAACTACTCCGACAGTTTGCCGCCGTTTTCTATATCACGGAGGTTTTGAAGATGCTTGAAAAAATTAAAATATCATTGAGATTATGCCACAACGTACTTGATTCAGATATCACAACAAATATTGAAGCGTGCATGCTTGATTTGAAGCGCGTTGGAGTGGGCGAAAATCTTGCGAATAGTTCTTCCACGGATCCGATGATTCAAAAGGCGGCGGAACTGTTTTGTAAATGGCAATATGACTTCAACGGAAAAGGCGATCAATATAATCGAGCATATGAAAAACTCCGGGATGCATTAAGCCTTTGCGGAGATTATGCGGAAAGCGTGAATGCTGATGTATAACGAAGTAATTTATTTACTAACTACGCAAAGCACAACGAACGATGTCGGGGATCAAATCGAAGTGCTTTCAAAAGCAATGCGATTTGCACGAATCAAAAGCATCGGGCAATCGGAATTTTATCAAGCGCAGGCGCAAGGCTTGAAGCCGGAAATAAAATTCGTGCTTGCCGATTATCTTGATTATGACAATCAAGAAGAATTGATTCACAACAACTTCCGTTATAAAGTTCTAAGGACTTTCAGAACGGAGAAAAACGAAATTGAAATTGTTTGTTATGGCGGCGTTCGCTTGGAGGTTGTGACGGATGGCAATTCCTAAGAGTGTAACGAAAATTAGTAAGGATGGAAATGTTGTATATACGCAAAGCGTTGATCGTGTAAATTATACGATCCGCGAATTAACACGCGCAGCATTGCGCGATGTTGGCAAATTTGTATGCAAACAATTCCGCAATTCTTATTATGCAAGATTCAAGAAGCATTCCGGGCGCGTGGGAAAATTCACGCAATATTGGGTTAAGCACAAGCAAAAAGACATTGAATTGCAAGTCGGTTTAAAACCTAACGGATTTTACGGCGGCTTTCAAGAATTGGGAACATCCAAAACAACGAAGCATGCATTTTTAACGCATGCCGTACAAGATAACATTGCAACAATTATTGAAATCGAAAGTCAATATCTTTCCGCTTTGGAGGATGAAGCGCGCGCGCTTTCCCTTATAAGCGAAGAAGATTACGAGGGCGGCGCAGATGAATAAAACGAACGCTTTGCGAAAGATAATTCAAAAGAATATTAGTTCAATATTGAAAAGCTTTTACCGGATGGCGGATCCGAAAGCGGCATTCCCGCATGCGGTATATGATTTCGAAAATATTGATCTTGGCGATATCAATCGCGATGATTTGATTTTAACAATCGATCTTTGGGGGAAGGGCAAAGACACTTCCAAAATTGAAGAAATGGCGGATCAAATCGAAGCGTTATTCAATGCGGCAAATTTGCCGGGCGAAGAAGTTCTTCCGACATTTTATCGCATAAGCCGAAAACCGATTGACGATGAAGATAAAACGTTGATTCATAGGCAATTAAAATTTCAAATACAAAATTATTCAATAGGAGGTTAGAGCAATGAAGACCATTACCGGAAACGGCGGCATTATTGCCGAAACTGATTTTCACGTTCTTACATGGACGGGAAAAACAAAGGGCGGCGCAGCTTGCAAAATTACTTTGACGGATGCAATGAACAAAGGCAACATCGATTGGGCGTTAGCGGAGAAAAACGAAGTTGTTCCGGCGTTAGAGTTTGAAGCGCATTATAGCAACACAGATTCGCAGGCAACCGAAGCAACGCCTTGCCCGTGGAAAATCGAAATCGATGGAGAAATCGCAACCGGAGCGAAAGAAATCCTTCTTGGTTTGGGCGTTTTCGCAATTGACGGAACGGATGTTGCGTTATGTCGTGGCGGCGGCCAATTCACAGTTGAAAGAGAGTTCCGCGACATTGCAGCCGATGGCGATAAGGGATCTGTAAAAGATCGTGTTGTTATCGATGCAGAACGCGCAAAATTAACCATGAACGTTTTGACAATGCTTACAAGCATCAAATCGATGTACCCGGCATTGAAGGAAACAACAGAATAAATGCAGCATAGAAAAAAGGATCGGCGATTGCCCGATCCTTTTTTATTAGATTGTCGGAGGTAGAAAAATGAGGAAATTACAAACAACAGATGTATTTGAAGCGGCACGATTGATTTTAAAAATCGGAGTGCGCGAAGAAGTTCAAAGCGTTGCAATGCGCGCGGCAGAAAACAAAGATAAACGAGTTCAATTAGATATGGGATTCGATTTGTTTTTTGGAATCATTGCAAAAGCAGCAGAAAAAGGCGCAGAAATGGAAATTTATAAATTCCTTGCGCCAATTCTTGAATGTGGTGCGGAAGAAGTCGGCGAGATGGATCCGTTCGAACTTTGGGAAAAATTAATGGAAGTTGCTTCCATTGAAAAGTGGAAAAGTTTTTTCAAATTAGCAACAAAATCGATCCGGAAGAATTGATCGATTTATTGTTGCATAGATACGGAAATTTAGAATATATCATGCGTTTGGATATTGATGCAGGAATGCGCATCATTGAAAAAGCAATCGAGAAGGAAAAGGAAGATCGATTCTTCTTGCAATGGGTTGTTCAACTTCCGCACATGACGAAAGAAAACTTTATTTCTTTCGATGCTTACGTTGACAAAGTAACCGGAAGGAACATCGACACGCGCCCGGTTTCCGAATGCATGGCAGAACTTGAAGAAATAAAAAAGAAGTTTGAGTAAAAAAAAGGCGGTGCGGCGATGGCATTATCAATTTTTTCATTAATGGGATCTATCTTTGTCGATTCGAGCGAAGCTGAAAACAGTATCGCGAAGACGGAAGAAAAATCGAATAAATTAGCGGAATCATTTGTGAATGGCATCACAACCGCCGGCAAATGGGCGGCAGGCGTTGCAACCGCCGCAGGAACGGCCGCCGTTGCACTCGGAACGGCCGCAATCAATGTTTCAACGGATGTTGATAAGGCAATGAACGGATTTGCCGCCGCAACCGGAACGGCGATTGATGAACTCGGCGCATATGAAGATGCGATGTTGAATATTTACAACAATAATTTCGGCGAATCTTTCGAAGATATTGCCAACGCGATGGGGCAAATCAAACAAGTTATGGGCGAAGGAATGGGCGCGGAAGAATTGGAAACAATGACACAAAACGCAATCATGCTTCGCGATACGTTCGAATTTGAAGTGAACGAAAGCGTTCGCGCCGCAAATTCGTTGATGGATCAATTCGGGATTTCCGGCGAAGAAGCCTATAATTTGATAGCACAAGGCGCGCAAAATGGTTTAAATCAAAACGATGATCTTCTTGATACTTTAAACGAATATTCCGTTCAATTTGCGCAAATGGGATATAGTGCCGATGATATGATGAACATGCTTGCCAACGGCGCAGAATCCGGAACATGGAGCATCGACAAATTGGGCGATGCCGTGAAAGAATTCAATATTCGTTTAACAGATGGAACGGCAAACGATGCATTGAAAAAACTCGGATTCAACGTTGATGAAGTCAATGCAAAATATGCCGCAGGCGGAAAAGAAGCACAAGGCGCAACGAAAGAAATTCTTGCAGCATTGCAAGGCGTTGAAGACGAAAACGAACGTTATTTGTTAGGACAACAAATGATGGGTACTATGTGGGAAGATTTGGGCGAAGATGCCATCGCCGCGCTTTTAGATACAGAAGGCGCAATCAGTACCACAAAAGACGCGCTAACGGAAATCAATGATGTGAAATATGATGATTTGGGAAGCATGATTGAAGGATTGAAGCGTAATTTCGAAACGCTTCTTTTGCCGCTTGGCAATGCTTTGATCCCGTTAATCATGCAATTCGTTGAATTAGTTCAAGAAAATATGCCATTAATCGAGCAGATATTTGAACAATTAACGCCAATCATAACGCAATTGTTCGAAAGTCTGATTCCGCCATTGATGGATTTGATTTCGTCACTTTTGCCGCCATTGATGGATTTTGTCGATGCGGTATTGCCAACGCTTACATCGTTTTTGTCAATGCTCATTCCGGTTTTGATTCAGATCGTGGAAACAATCATGCCGATTTTTGTTGAATTGATTAATTTATTGTTGCCGCCAATCATGGAAATTGTGAATGCGATTTTGCCGATGCTCATTTCGTTGATTTCATCATTGCTTCCATTTTTGCAACCGATCATCGATTTGTTGAATCCAATCATTGAAGCGTGCATGTCGCTAATTACGCCGCTTTTGGAATTATTGGAAATCGTTCTTCCGCCATTGATTGCAATTATTACGTTTTTGGCAGATGTTGCATTGCACCTTCTGCAAACGGCGTTTCAATCCGTTGCAAATATCATCAAAAACGTTGTGAACGTAGCGATTAATTATGTGAAAACGCAATTCGATTTTTTGAAAAATATTTTTTTGAACATCATCGATTTTATTAAAAACGTTTTTACGGGGAATTGGTCGGCAGCATTCGAAAATATTTTAAACATCGTTTCCAATATTTTCGAAGGGATGATTAACGCCGTGAAAACGCCCGTGAACGTTATTATCGGCATCATTAACGGCATGATTTCGGGCATTACGTCCGGAATTAACGGCGTAATCGGCGCATTGAATGGCTTGAAAATTGACGTTCCTGGATGGGTTACAGATCTAACGGGCGTGTCGGATTTTGGTTTCAATCTTCCAACATTAACCGCGCCGCAAATCCCGTATTTGAAGGATGGCGGCGATGTAATCGGAGAAGGCAAAGCAATCGTTGGCGAAGCGGGTGCGGAATTGATCGATTTACCACGCGGCGCACGCGTTACACCATTAACGGAAAACAACGATCCGATCGGATATAAAGAAGTTGCATCAAAGCTTGATGTTATGATTTCGTTATTGTCCGGAATTCTTGAAAAAGAAGGCGTTGTGAAGATTGGCGAACGTCAATTCACTAATTATGTGAATGAATCATTGGGCGCGTTGCTTTAGGAGGTTAGAAAATGCGAAAGTTTTACATTGAAAATGAATTCAATCAGCGTTTTTCCTTATGGGGCAACCGCGTTTATATGGTTG